GCCATCACCAACGTGACAGTGCCCGAGGCCGTACGGGAGCTGGTTGGCATGCTCACCGCGTACGACTGGTCCTTCGTAGAGCAGGCAAAGGAGCTCCGTGGCTACACTGTTGCCAAAATAACGGAGGAAACAACCCACCCCGACGCGCGGATACGCCTGAGAGCGCTTGAACTGCTGGGCAAAGTGACCGAAGTGGCCCTGTTTACCGAGCGCATTGAGGTGAAAAAGACCGGGATGACCGACACCGAGCTCGACGCGGAGCTCAAAAAGCGCCTGGACAAGTACACGGCGCTGTCAGATCCGGAGGAAAAGGACATAACGCCAACCATTGAGGGCGTAAAAGCCGCCTGATGGACCTGTCGACCGTACAAAACCTGCCGCGCGAGCAGAAACTGGCCCTCTTGGACCTGCTCGAGGAGAAAATTGCCCGGGCGGAGGTGGGAAAACAGCGCAATGACCTGCTTTCTTTCGCCAAGGCCATGTTTCCCCCGTATTTGGCCGGCGCGCACCACCGCCACATCGCAAAAATCTTCAAAGACGTCATGGAGGGGAAGAAAAAACGGGTAATCCTCAACGTGGCCCCGCGGTTTGGTAAGAGTTGGCTGGCTTCGTACCTGTTCCCTGCATGGTTCCTTGGCCACCACCCCACGGCACACCTGATCATGGCCACGCACACGGCATCTCTGAGCGAGGACTTCGGCCGGCAGGTGCGTAACCTGCTAGCTTCTGAAGAGTACGAGAAAATCTTCCCTGAAACGCGCCTGGCAGAAGATAGCAAAGGCGCGGGCAGCTGGAGCACCAGCAAAGGGGGCAAATATTACGCCGTTGGTGTGGGCGGTGCGCTGGCTGGGCGTGGCGCGGATCTGCTGGTGGTGGACGACGCCCATTCCGAGCAGGATGTGAAGACCGGTTCGCGCGCGGTGTTCGATCAGGCGTGGTCGTGGTACCAGACGGGCCCGCGGCAGCGGCTTATGGCCGGCGGGGCCATCGTTGTACTCATGACTCGATGGGGGATGTTGGACTTGACGGCGCGGTTGATCGATCACCAGCTGAAAAACCCTGACTCGGATCAGTGGGAGGTGATTGAGTTCCCGGCCATCCTCAATGAGAACACGGAGGATGAGAAGTCCCTGTGGCCGGAGAAGTGGCCGCTCGACATGCTGCGTGCCACGCGGGCCACCATCGACCCCAAGTATTGGAGCGGGCAGTATCAGCAGAACCCGACGTCGGATACGAGCGCAATAATCAAGCGCGAGTATTGGAAGATCTGGGAGGAGGAAGAGCCGCCGGCGTGTGCGTACATCCTGATGTCTGTCGATACCGCGCACGAGACCAAGAACACCGCTGACTACAGCGCGTGCACCATGTGGGGGGTGTTCTACCACGAAGAGGACCGGGGCCCCAACGCAGGCAAGCAGGTGCCAAACATCATCATGCTCGATGCGTTCAAGGACCGGATGGAGTTTCCGGAGCTGAAAGAGGTGCTGTTCAAGCACTGGAAAGAGTGGCAGCCGGACACGTTTCTGATCGAGAAGAAGGCCGCCGGGGCGCCGCTCATCCAGGAGTTTCGGCGCATGGGCATACCCGTGCAGGAGTACTCGCCATCGCGCGGGGGGCGCGGGACGTCCAACGACAAGGTTGCGCGCGTCAACGCCATAGCAGATCTGTTTGCGTCGGGCGTGGTGTGGGCGCCGGATCGCCGGTGGGCCAAGGAAGTTATTGAGGAGTGCGCTTCGTTTCCGCTGGGCGAGCATGACGACTACGTCGACACAGTCAGCCAGGCCCTCTTGCGTTTTAGACAGGGCGGGTTTATAACGCTTGACAGCGACGAGCAGGAGGAGAAGAAGGCGTTTCGTAGCCGCACCGCGCGGCCCTACTACTGAGGAGAATCGATGAGAGCAGAGAGCGTTGCACGAGTTTGCCATGAGGTGAACCGGGCGTATTGCGAGTCGCTGGGGGACATGTCTCAGCCGACGTGGGAGATGGCTCCCGACTGGCAGAAGAACTCGGCAATTTCGGGGGTTCTGTTGCATGCGGGCAACAAGCTCGCCGGCCCGGAGGCGTCGCATGAGAGCTGGATGCGGCAGAAAGAGCTGGACGGCTGGGTGTACGGCCCGGCTAAGGACCCCGAGAAAAAAGAGCACCCGTGCATGGTGCCGTTCGAGCAACTGCCGCGCGAGCAGCAGGCCAAGGACTTCATCTTCAGGGCCATCGTGCATGCGATGGAGCAGTGGCCCCGTGGCTAAAACGCCGGAGAAATGGCTCAAGGCCAAGCGCGAGTACAACGACAGGCCCGAGATGCGCCGGCGCAACGCGCTGCAGAAAAAAGCGTGGCGTGCCGAGGTCAAGGCCGGCAGGATCCACCCGGGGGATGGCAAGGCTGTTGACCACATCAAAGCGCTGGACGGCGGCGGCGGCAATGAAAAAAGCAACCTGCGCGTCATCCCGGCTACCAAGAACAAGGGCTGGCGCAAGGGCACGTCAACATATAGCCCCGCGCGCGGCCGGCTGAATAAGTAGGAGTCATCATGGCAAACATCGACAAATCTCTTTATCAAGCGCCTGCCGGTGTTGCCGTGTTGGATCACGAGATGCCCGACGTGGAAGTTGTGCTGGAGGGTGAGGCAACGGACACGCCGGAGGAGGAAGCGGGTGAGGTCGACTTTTACGAGAACCTTGCCGAGTCCCTGCCGGAGGAAACGCTGAATGCCATCGCCACCGAGCTGATGGACAACGTGAAAGAAGATCTCCGCGCTCGAGTCGAGTGGGAGCGCATGTACACCGAGGGGATTAACCTGCTCGGGCTGAAGTACGAGACGAAGTCGGAGCCGTGGCAGGGTGCGTGCGGGGTGTTTCACCCGATGATCACCGAAGCGGTTATACGGTTCCAGGCGGACACCATCATTGAGACGTTCCCTGCGTCGGGGCCGGTGAAGACAAACATCGTCGGTAAAGTGACGGAGGAGAAAGAGAAAGCGGCTGAGCGCGTCGAGGATGACCTGAACTGGCAGCTGCTCGAGAACATGCCCGAGTTCCGGCCCGACCATGAGCGCATGCTGTGGAACCTGGCCAGCGCGGGGTGCGCGTTCAAGAAGATCTACGATTGCCCGGTGCTGGGGCGCCAGACGTCGGTGTTCATCCCTGCGGAAGATGTGATTGTCCCGTATGGCACCACGGATCTCCTCACGTGCGAACGCATCGTGCATCGCATGAAGAAATCAAAAAGCGAGGCGCAGAAGCTGATGGAGTCGGGGCTGTGGAGGGACGTTACTCTTCCGGAGCCGACGATCACCAACGGACAGGACGAGCGGATACAGCAGCGCAAGAATAAGGAAACGGGTGTCCAGGAGCTGTTGGACAAACGCAACACATTTTACGAAGCTTCCATCGAGGTCAATCTCGACAAGTACAAGCCCGACGCCACTGAGGACGAGCGCGAGGCTCCAGGCAAGCCATACATCCTCACGCTGCACGACTCCGACAACAAGGTGCTGTCCCTCCGCCGTAACTGGAAAGAGGACGACGAGAAGGAGTTGAAGCGTCTGCACTTCGTGCAGTACACCTACATCCCCGGCTACGGCGCGTACGGCTTTGGGCTGTTCCATCTGCTCGGCGGCTTCGCTACTTCCGCCACATCGATAGTTCGGCAGCTGGTCGACGCCGGCACGCTGTCGAATCTGCCCGGCGGCCTGAAGTCGAAGGGCCTCCGGATCAAAGGGGACGACCAGCCCATACCGCCCGGGGAGTTCCGGGACGTCGATGTTGGCTCCGGGACCATCCGGGACAATATTCTGCCACTGCCGTACAAGGAGCCCAGCGCTACGCTGTTTCAGCTGCTCCAGAACATGGTGGAGGAAGCCCGCCGGTTTGCGGCCACAAACGACCTGAAGGTAGCGGACATGAGCTCCCAGGCCCCCGTTGGTACGACGCTGGCGGTGCTGGAGCGGCAGCTTCGTACGATGACCGCGGTACAGGCCCGGGTGCACTACTCGTTCAAGCAGGAGCTGCGGCTACTGGCGGACATCATCAAGGAAGGCGCCCCGGAGTACGACTACGAGGTTGATGCGCCCCAAGGCCGCCGGGCCAAGATCGAGGACTACAGCTACGTCAGCATCATCCCGGTGTCGGACCCCAACGCGGCGACAATGTCCCAGCGTGTGGTGCAGTACCAGGCAGTGATTCAGCTGGCGTCGAGTG